CGAAGTGCTGAACAAGTCCTAGTTTTTGACGGCACCGACTTGGCATGGCATTACCCGACTGTGGTCTGGGGATCCATTGGCGGCACGCTTTCGAATCAAATGGATTTGCAGGGCGAACTTGATAACAAGGCAAACCTTTCGGCTCCGTCGTTTACTAGCGGCATCTCGGTCGACGGCACAGGCATTACCTTCAGCGACTCGACTGTGCAGACCACGGCGGCTTCTCCATTCAACGGCGGGACGATTACAGACTCAATCGTCATTGACCAGTCTGCAACCTCCGGGTTCACGACCACGTTTAATGGAGACGGCCTGCAAATGGGAGGCGGTCAATACATCTCGCAAGAGGAGTCCGTCGTTAGCGGGTTTAACATCAACCTGCAAGCAAGCGGAACGGTTAACAATATTGGGACTCTATCTTTTGCGGACTCGACCACGCAATCCTCGGCTGGAGTCTCAAGCGACAAGGCTATTGCCAACGCCTTTGCCGCTTCAATGTGGTATGCTTGGGACGGCTATGACAGGGCTAGGAATGGTGTCGTAAATACTAATTACATTGGCGGGAGTTATCTCAGCGCCGGCATTAGCGACGGCACGACATTTGCGGCTGGCTTCCCGGCAACAAATGCAACCCTCGACACGGGCAGTTATTGGTATGTCAGTATCAACGGCACCCTTTCAGACCTCTTTATCTATAGCCCCTAACCCATGTCCTACCTCTATACTTTCCTTACTGCCCTTCTGATTGGCTTTGTCGCGGGTGCCCTCGTCTTCCGTAACAACGCCGACAAACTCAAGGCTACCGAGACCAAGGGGAAACACCTCCTCGACGCGCTTAAAGGCAAGTAAGTAAAGCCAAATGCGTTTAGCGTTAATAACGATTATTCTTATTAATGCGGCTCTGATCGCAGGATGTGCCACGACTGATACCAAAGGTACAGGCACCGCTACACCCCCCGTGGACGAACTTGCCAAGGTCGGCGAGCAAATCGACAAGGCTGATGCCCGTATCTCCGCTGGCGTCCAAGTGGCGCGCAACGCTAATGCCCTAGGCAATCCAGCCGTCGTAGAAAACGAATTGTCGGTGGTAGCCTCTTACCTCCCAGCCCCAGATCCCCACAACCTTGCCTACATCTCCAATCGGGTCACCCGCAACGACCCCGCCGAGTACAAGCGCGCCATGGAAGCAGGTGCCAAACTCCTTACCGCCATTGACGCCAACTGGGCGAAAGCCGAAGCGGACGCCTCCAAAAATAAAGCCGCTTTGGACGCCTCCAATGCCAAAGTGGTCGAATTAACCGCCGAAGTGGAGCGGGTTAAGACCGAGGGCATCCGTAATGCCTTCACCGTGGCGGCTGGAGCCTGTTTCCTTGCCGCCTTGGGTCTTGCCATCCTTGGGCAGTACTTACGCGCTCTGGGGGCATTTGTGGTGGGTTCTTCCATCGCAGGTCTACCTTACCTGTTTGCCTCCCCCTACTTCCTGCCGGGGGTAGCCATTACCATAATCAGCATTATCGTAATTTGGTCTTTTATCTGGTGGTTCAAAAAGCCCAAGCCCTACGATCCTCCCAAAGACCCTATTTAGGGATTAGCAAATGGCCGCCGAGACCTTCTGCACAACCATTGTACCCTGCATCGCTGGCGGCGCTTACTTCTTTGCTGGCATGGCAAACTTGTTCACAAAGAACTACTTGATGGCAGTTGTATGGCTGTGCTACTCCGTAGCCAACATTTGCCTCATACTCTTGGTCACCCGTAAATGACCCCCCCACCCCTATCAATGTCTCTCAAGAAACGAATCAAAATTATTGAGACTCCCCTTGATGGTGGGAAGTTAGGTGACACCAAGCAGGTTGAGGACGATTCCTACATCGTGTACATTCACCCTGTGCATTGTTCTCCGCGCAGTCGCATGAACACCGTTGTCCATGAATCACTCCACGCCGCCGACTGGGATGGCCTATCCGAGCGTAAGGTTCGCCAACTGACCGCCTACATCGTCGAGTGCCTCTGGCGCCAAGGCTACCGCCGAACAAAAAAATGAGTCCTCCCCCTCCTATCGACAACGAATCGACCCAGTCCATCGTCAAGGACGGTCTGATTGCTTCTATCCTTGGAGGGCTTGCGATGACTTCGCGCCTGCTTTTGAGCGTCGAACCCGTTTCACCGGGCTGGGTAATCCGCCGTGTATCCGCCGCCGCTATCACCGCCGCGCTTGTGGGCTACGGCATCCAAGACCATATCTCATCCCCCGGACTCCGCATGGCCGTAATCGGTGGTGTGGGTTATTCAGCGCCAGAATGCCTAGATTTTCTTTTACAGTACGTCAAGAAGCGCGGTGAATCCGAACTCTCCAAAGTGAAGGGAGGTTCCAATGACAAAGCAAAACCCAAGCGTAAGAAGCGGTGATAGAAATCTCCTTATTGCTATTGTTGGCTTGGTGGCTTTTTCTGCTGTAGCCGCCAGCGCCACGGCCTACATCTGTGGTTTCGTCTTGGACAGTTTTCAAGACACCCACGCCATGGTCTTGCTTATCACCGACGCTGGGACTAAATCGGACGACAAGAACCTTGAGAAGAACCTGTCCTCCGCCACCCTCGCGCTCAAGGCTTGCCGTGACCTAGGGCTTGCCTTGGCGGTCGGATGCGCGGGGTGCGGATTAGCGGTAGGGTTGAGGCTCTGGAAGCAGAAGGACTAACGAATCACGCAGGCGTTCAGAACCTCAAGGCATAGTTCCTTTGGAATCTTGCTTCTTTCGTAGGCGTTGCCACGTCCCTGCGTACCAGTCCTAGATCCGCGCGGAGCCGCCACATGGCAGGTATCCCCGTTGCGGCATACAGGCTTAGGAATCCAGTTCCAGTTGTTAGTCCAGATGTCCGTTGGCTTCATGCGGTCATCGCCGTACTGACAATAGGTGATGGTGTTCCTGTTAAGATGAGACATGAACGTCATCTTGCGTAGCATCCCGCGCGGGTTCTCGATGTAGAAAAAGTCCGGGTCGAAATGCTCGATGATGGACAACGTCTTTTTGACGACCTCCATGCTCACGGTAGCCTCGATTGTCTTGGGGATGTAGGCTCCTTTGCCGCCCGTCCAATGATGCCCCAATGAGGCTACGCTGAAGCAGGTGCATGGGGGTGAAGCCCAGATGATGTCTGGATTGAACGGTACGCGCGTCACATCGAACTCCAAGATGTCTGAGACGTAATCAATCCCGTCGAATGCGTTGATGTCGGACGAGAACACTTCCATGCCTAGTTCCTTTGCGGCTTTGCCGATGGAACGGCTACCTGCGAATAGTTCCAAGACTTTCATGCTTTGGTTCCTTGGTAGAACAGGGCGGCGCCCACCTTCACAGGCTTGATAATGCCGTTGGTGATCATCGCCTTCACCAAAGCCTCTGCTTGGTCTTGCTGGAGTCCATGCTCACCCGTCAGTTCCTCCAGCAAAGCCTTGCGGCTGATGCTAGGCTTCGTGGCGAAGTGAGCGTACTGCTCCCCTACCTTGAGCAACTGGAAGCCCATCGCCATCGGTGCCATCTCCCAATAGACCCGGTCATCGGCATGCTTTAACTTCAAGGTCAGCGTAGGCTTACCGTCCAGCGTCCGCATCCCAGCCTTCTCCCCGCGCTTCGTTAGGTTGAACGAGAAGATGGGCTTGTCCTTGGACTCCCGGCGGATGTTAAGGACGGCGCGGACATAGTTTACAAGGTGGCTGGAACCCGTACCGCTGTACATCAAGTCAGAGAAGGTCTGCCCGTCCGTCACTTCCTTGGCCTTGGGCTTGCCTTCGTGGTGGACGAGGATTGCCGCGCAACCCGTCTCCTTGAGCATCGGGTCGAGCAAAGCGCGGCACCAATGGTTCACCGCCTTGCCCTCGTTGATGTCGTCGCCGACAAACGCTGTGATGGGGTCGATGATTACCACATCCAACTTGTGCCGGACGATAACCTTGCGGACTAGGTCGATGAACTCCTTGCCCATCTTGGATGACTCGATAAAGAACTTGAGGTTCGACACGCACAGTTCCTTCTCTGCGGCGGTAAGCCGCATGGACGAAAAGATGCCTTGGAAAGATTCCGCCATGTCGCCGATGTCCCCTTCCGACTGGAACAAGCCCATGCGTAGGGGGCGGCGCGGAGGGATGCCAAACAGTTCTCGACCGCAACCCCATGACATCATCATCTGCTCCGTGAAGGACGACTTGCCGATGCCGGACTGCGCGGTGATAAGCAAGGTGCCAGACTTCTGAAGCCAGCGTCCATGCCCAACCAAAGTGTTTAGATCGTTAGATAGGTCAAAGTTCTCCAGCGTGGCAAAGTCCACCTCGTCGGGGAAGTCCTGTCCATCGCGCCAAGCGATGAAGGCATCCCAGTCCTCCGCGCCCACATTGAACGCCACAATCTTCTGCTCCTTCTCTCCACGCAGGACACCCCCTAGGCGGCTCCAGCGCGAAGGGTTCTTGTTCTGCGGGTCTGGCTCATGGTCAGTAAGGTACTCGTAGATGGCGTTGCGGCGCTCCTCCCATTGGGCTTTGTCCACGGCGTCTACCTTGACCCAAGCGTGAACAGACTTGCCGCCAGACTCGACCAGCAGGCTGATGGGAAGGTTTGACTGCTGGAAGATGGCAACCTGCTCATCTCGATTCTTGCGGTCGAACTCGACAAGTACATGCCGATATGTCGATACCGCCACATCAGTCCCGGTGAGATCACCCTTGGTAAAGGGGTTGATACGAATCCAAGCCCCCTGCTCCGTCGATTTAAAGTATTCCTTGCGCGGGGCGTCTGGGCCGAAGAACTTGGTCAACCACTCCGCGCGTGTAAGGAAGATGCCCTTGGACGCTGGAAACCACTTGCCGTCCTCTGTCTGCCCAGCCTCATTGGTGATACAGACCACGTCGTCGTCCTTGAAGCAGTTAAGCAGGACATCGGCTGTCGAGTAAGGGGTCTGCGCGTCCACGGACTCGGCAACCACCTTGGGGTCAAAGATGAAGCGTCCATTG